GTACCGGAACCTGGACCAGATGATCACCTTACCGTCAACTTCTTCCAAACAATCCATCAACTCATTGATTCTATTATCTTTTATCTCTACGAACTCTCCCGCATCCGTTTTAACATGACCGGATAGGCACTGCTGCATTCGCAACAGTTGGGTCATTACATTTGTCGCGGTCATAAATTCATGATCGTTGATGTGGGCAAGGGCAAATTCTTTCAGGTCGTCATAAATTTTTCGTTGTTCGTCGGTCAAAGACACCGTCCGTTGGGTGTAAATCTTCGCCGGTAAGTCCAGGCATTCATCCTTGGTTATCCGGCTGGAGAAAGTTTTCAACAGAACACTCAGTTGATCCAAATTCCGGTAACCGACAACATGGTTAAACGAATGAGTTCCTACGGATCGTTTCTTCATGATGGAGTACCGATGTTGAAACTGGAAAAAGTTATCCCCGCACTCACCGAGTAAATGTTCATTCAGGAATCGGCACTGCGCCCACAAGTCCATAGGGGATTGGGTCACTGGAAATCCTGTTAGTATTCTCCGGTATGCTGCAAGCTGGCCGATCTTGATCAGGTTCTTGGTTCGTCGAGCCTTCGGGGATTTAATAGAGGTCGATTCATCAACCGCTAAAAGTGCCTTGGACTTTGTGAGAAGGGATGTGAGGTACTTCTGTCCTTTTCCGGTGGACAATGCCTCAACATTCATCACCAGTATTCTAAGTGCCTCTGAGGGCTCTAGCAGACCCTTTAAAATCTCCTTCTCCGATTTGTTTGCAGCCGCACGCCAAATGGAAACTTTACGATCAATTCGCACAGGCATATGCAAAGGAATTTCAATGTTAGCCCAATTCCGGTAAACACCTTTAGGGGCTATGACGATAAAAGTATCTATGAGTCCGTTTTCAAATAAGACGCTGGCATTGTCGATACAGACCTTGGATTTCCCCGTTCCCATTTCCATTAGATAGGCCCAATCCACCTCTCTCCACGATTGTCGGAGAACATCATCCTGGTGTTTATAGGGTTTTGTTTCGTAGATATATTTCATCTGATCCCCTTTAGTGGGCCATGCTTCGTGGAAAATACACCATTTTTTCCCATTTGCAAATTATTTTCACCGTGTTATAAAGAGCCTCAGAAAGCGAGAAAGAGAATGGCTGTTTACGTTACCCAAGAGAACCCCCGCGTTGATATTGTCCTTGCATCAAAGTGGGGAGAGATCGAATCATTAGCATCTCCCTTCGACCAAGTTCATTTGAATCCTATTAAGGTTGTGGCGACGATCCGTCGCAAGCTGAAGGATTTCAATGACGATGATTGGCTGTTGGCCATGGGTGATCCGGCCATAATCGGAATCGCTTTTGCGATTGCCGCATCAATAAACGATCATCGCGTCAATATACTCAAGTGGGACAAACGGGATAAATCATATTACCCCGTTCGGGTAAACTTACGCGGTGGAGGTATTGAGAACTTAAACCCTGACGAGGAGAAACGTCGATGAGTGATGACACATGGTCTATTGTCACTGCGGATGCTACTCAATTTGAAGGCTTGACGACAAAAGGGGGAGCCGAATTAAGTGACTTAATTCGTGGTCTTACGGATGTCCAACGGTGTCTTGTGGGTGCAGAAGAAACAGTGAAGTCGTTTAAGAATCGTAGAGACGAATATCTTTATGACCTTATCCCCGCGAAGATGGCGGAGATGAATGTTGATAAAGTTGTTGTTGACGAATCTGAAGTATCAGTAAGACCCTTTGTATCGGGAACGATGCCAAAGGATCCCATCGCCAAGGAGAATGCCCTAACTCATTTACGTGAGATTGGAGCGTCCGATTTCATCAAGAATGAGGTCACCGTTTCCTTTGGGATCACTCAGGATAATTCTGCGAAGTCGCTACAAGCGGAATTGGATGAGCATGGATACGATACCACGGCTAAGGTCTGGGTTGAACCTATGACGCTCAAAAAGTTAATTCGAGAGCGTGTTGAGAACAACCTAGATATCGACCTTGAAATGTTTAACGCGCACGTTGGAACAATTGCACATATTAAGAAGGGATAATGAATCATGGCTAAAGCACATAAAAATGAACTACCGGTAGATTTAGCGGCGGCGTTCGAAGAAGATATTGGACTGGGTCTGGAAGAGGTCACCTCTTCGGATATGCAGATTCCTTTTTTGAGAATCATCCAAGCACTCAGCCCCCAATTGAAGAAGAGTGATCCGGCCTTTATAGAGGGCGCATCGCAGGGAGACATCTTCAATACGGTGACCAATAAAGTTTGGCCGGCGGATGAAGGTGTAAAAGTTTTGCCAGTACATTTTGCTCAAAAAATGTTGGAGTTTGTTCCACGATCCGCCGGCGGTGGATTTGTGGCGGAACTATCTCCAGAAAGTCCAGATGTCCGTCAAGCAGTGCGGGATCAGGACACAGGGATGGAAATTCTACCCAGTGGCAATGAACTTGTTCGCACTGCTCAACATTATGTCAAGATTGTCCATGAAGATGGGTCGCTGGAAAGTGCCATTGTGGACATGAAGAAGACACAATTAAAAGTGTCCAGAAAGTGGATTACGCTTATCGCTATGCAAAAGCATGAAGGTGCAACGCTTCCGTCTTTCGCCAACATGTATAACCTTAAATCTACGGAAGACGGGAACGACAAAGGAAGTTGGTTTTCTTGGTCCATAAGCATGGCTGGACGTGTTCCCTCCATTGAAGCTTATACGGAGTCAAAGGAACTTCACAGCAGCATTCGGAAAGGGGAGCTGCAACTTGCACCGCCCCCGGCTGATAACTTGCTGGGAGATCAGTCCACCGAAGAAGTGCCGTTCTAGGAAGGACTGCGGCCCTCTCTGTCTGCACACGGAGAGGGTCTTTTTCCCATGAGAAGCGAAGCAGAAAGATTCTTTCAACTATTCGAGGGCTATACGAAGGCCCATGGGCAAACGGCGGTTTTGGATAAATCCAAGAACGGTAAAAAACAAGCCAAGTACCAAATCGTCCATGAATCGTTGACCGTTGACCTTGTTCAGAACCATCTGGACGGGAAACTTGGCGTTGGTTCAATCCCAATTGATGAAACCAGCCGTTGTAGCTTTGGCGCACTAGACATAGACGATTACAGTTTAGACCTCACCGCTCTCCTAGCGAAGGTCAAGAGATTTAAACTTCCCCTCATTATGTGCCGATCTAAATCAGGGGGCGCTCATTTATTTTTATTCTTATCAGAGAAGGTTGGCGCCTCGGAAGTGAGGGATAGACTAGCTGAATTTGCCTCAGTTCTGGGATGGGGAAATTGCGAAATATTTCCCAAGCAAGAAGAAGTCCGGGTAGATCGTGGGGATATAGGAAACTTTATCAATCTTCCTTATCAGAATGAAAAGTACACCACGCGATACGCCTTGAAGGATGATGGCGACGGGATGTCCTTGGAAGAGTTTCTTGCGTTGGGGGAAAAGCTACGAATATCGTCAAAGGATTTAGCTTCGATATCTCTATCAGAAGATGTCGTTCTACCTAACGGGCCACCCTGCTGCCAGCAACTAACGGAGTTCGGCATCCCAGAAGGCGGTCGAAACATGACACTTTTGAATGTAGGTATCTACTATATGAAGTGTTCTCCGAATGATTGGAAGGGTCTGTTAGAGAAGCATAATCAGGATTATTGCACACCTCCTCTCCCTGCACGGGAGATAGTCGTAATTCAAGAACAACTGGAGAAGAAGGATTACGCTTATACCTGTAAGCAGGAACCTCTCCATAGTCATTGCAACAAGTCTCTATGCCGGAACCGTAAATTTGGTATAGGGTTCTATAGTTCGCATCCTGTTGTGGGGGGCCTGACAGTAGTAGAGTCGGAGCCACCAGTTTGGTTCCTTAATGTGGATGGATCCAGATTGGAATTGTCCACAAAGCAGTTGCAGATGCAAGTGGAGTTTCAGAGGGCTTGCATGGAACAAATGTACAAGATGCCTGCCCGTATGAAGGAAGGGGATTGGAGGGATCTTATCGACACTCTTCTTAGCGATGCAACACGCATATCTGTACCAGAAGAGTTAACCCAGAAGGGCCTCTTTGTAGAGTTAGTCGAATCCTTCTGCACTTCCCGTATAGCCGCCCATAGTCCAGAGGAGTTGCTTACTGGTAAACCGTGGACGGAGGATGGGCTAACGTACTTCAAGCTCAGTGCGCTTCAGGAATTTTTAAAACGTAACAACTTCACACACTATACCCGTGGTCAGATAACTGAACGACTGAAGGAGATGAACACAGGTGTGGAAGCCGATAAGACGTATCGGTTTAAGGATAACCGTGATCAATGGAAATCGGTTCGAGTGTGGTTTGTCCCAGAGATGAACAGAGGCGAAGTGGATCTTCCTGAAGTCACCTTTAGACCGGAAGAGGCACCGTTTTGATACACTATCATGGAACGCCCTTGACTCCGAGACAAGAGCTATTGAATTTGTCCGGCAAGCACTTTTGCGTGAGTTACGCTGACCCCAGAGACGCTGACCTCTGTTTGCATATGGCGCAGAGCGTGATGTGGGATAACGGGGCTTACACGCATCACAGACAAGGTCACGATCCTGATTGGGACGGTTATTACAAGTGGGTGGAATCTCGCCTAGCTCATCCGCATTGGGCCGTTGTCCCAGATGTAATCGAAGGAACGGCCGACGAAAATATTGGCCTAGCGA